TCAGTTGGTTAGAACGCTAGCCTGTCACGCTAGAGGTCGTCAGTTCGAGCCTGATTCGGGTCGCCATATGCTGCTATAGCTCAGTTGGTAGAGCGCATCCTTGGTAAGGATGAGGTCAGCAGTTCAAATCTGCTTAGCAGCTCCAGCGCTGATGCCCACAGTGCAAGATACGCATTGTGGGCATCATTAGTATAGGGGCATAGCTCAGTTGGTAGAGCAGCGGTCTCCAAAACCGCGTGCCGAGGGTTCGAATCCTTCTACCCCTGCCATTGTACAGACATCCGAACCGCTGATAACGATAGTTGTTAGCTGTTCGGTGTTTGTTTTTACAGTAAAAATGCCGGAGGCGTAATGCCTCCGGCTTTTCTTATTTCTCCACTTTGACATCTATCCAGCCCAGATGCGCGTGTTTGATGGCGACGGGGAATACACCCTCTTTCGGGCGGTAGACCTGTGCGCCGGATAGCGAAATGTGGACGAGGGTCAAATCCTCCGTCCTGTATATCATCGCCTCACCGCTTTGCCCCACGGCCCGCGCAGTAGACCGCTTGAGAGTGCGCAGATTGTTAGATGACCCGATATACGCCCCGGCATCATACGGCCCCGGACGAATTGCGCAGTAGGTCATTTGGAGATCGCCTCCTCTACCTTATCGGCCAAACCGTCATACCGCTGGCCGATGCGGAAAGCGGGTGCAGCGCGGTCATCATCTTTTGTGGAATCGCTCTCATTATACCAGCGGTTTGCCCGGCATTTCAGCGCCCTGCAAACAGCCCGCCAGTCATCGAGCGGCATGGTAATCATGATCTCTTTCATGTTCAAACCTCCATAAATTTTGCGCTCTTGTTGACATTAGGTGCTTACAGCTTTTCAGCAAGAGGGGAACACTTGAATGCCTCTACGAGGACATCCCATTCCCGTTGATATGACATGATGGGTTCTCCTGCGTATTTGCCAACTTCTGGAATAAACCCGAAGTCAGGGCGATTGGGGCGCATGTCAGGAAGTCGCTTTTCGGCGGGCTGCATCTGATTCAGCTGATGGAGAAAGTTGCGCATCTTCTTTTCGTAGGTTTTCCGCTTCATTTTCGTTTACCTCTCTTTTGCAGTCTTTATTCTGCTTCGCTATTTATGTACCCAAACCAGCAGCTTTCGCAGCTAGTGAACTCCTTGCACCCGTCATCGTACCCGTCATTCCATGGCGGGCAGTTAAAGTTCTTTTCAAGGACTTTTACCATGTTCTTTTTGATGTCTTCCGTGGGTTCGCTGAACTTCATTCCTTTTGTCAATTCTTGAAAAACCGTCATAATGTATCGTTCCTTTCATCTGATTGGCGGGTTGCGGCCGCCGTTTCATTCGATGATTTTATTATATAGTATATGTTTGCTATATACAATAGGCAAAGCAGCTAAAGATTCGGGAGAAAATGACAAGCGATGTTGTGCAAAATGTATATAGCAAGCATATACACGCAAGAAAGCGCCCACAGGATGCCCTGCAGGCGCGATGCAAAGAGAATTATTGATTATCCACGATCAGCATCGTAATGCCAGAATCATCGTAGACATCGTGAATGATACGCTGAACCTTGTCCCAGTCGCCGCCAGCAATGCCACATCCGATGCGGGCAGGAACGCCTACGATGTCATAATCATTGAATACAGCGTAGACCCTCAGCAGGTCAAGCGCCTGCCGCAGATAGTTGTAGGCGGTCAAATCAAACGACCCATCAACCGGGGCAGGGAACTGTGTAAACAGATTACAGATTTTCAGCTCCTCGCGCTTTGTGTCCAAAATCTGGATGCTACCCATCCACTCCGTTACGGGGAGCTTTGCGTTGTGGCGGCATTTCTCTACATAGGCGCTCTGGGATTCCGGGGTCAGCAGCGGCCAGATTGCTGCCGCAATGCCCCCGCCCATTACTCCGAACGCATTTACTTGATGCGCTACGAGTGTAGCCTTGCAATTTAGTACGTCGCCTTTGATGTATTTAACCATTTCAGTTGTCCTCCTCGTCATCATCGACCATTTCTACATGATCGATATAAAATTCTTCATCTGGGCCAGCGCAGGACGGGTCATCGGTGTACGCATCCTTTGCTGCCTGCTCATTCTCGGCCCATACGGTGGCCTTGCCATGGTATTCAATGCTGTAATAGGGCATCAGCCATCCTCCTTGCTATATTTATAATCCCAAAAGCGCCTATCACTGTCAACAAAAAAGTCATCAACTTCCCAGCGGGCATCGCAGGCTCGGTAGTTCTCACAGGCGGCAATACTTGCATCCATAGGGACACTCTTGCCGCGCTTGCACCGATTGCCGATTGTCCCATCTTGCCGCATTACATAGTCGAGCGAACACTGATATAGGACACTGACAACAATGCGGCCACCGCAAAGCGGACAACACTTGATAGCTTTCCCGGTTTTCACTGTGCGACCTCCTCAATGGCCTTGATGGCCTGCTTTGCCGCATATCTGCCGTTGGCGGTGTTCTGCCGCTGCCACGCGCCCTGAGACGGTGCCCAGCGGAAACCCCACTGCTTGACAATATCGCGTACCTCGGCGGCGGGCTTATCATCAAAAACCAACTGCACCCGCTCTGGGGTAATGCGCAGAACACCGCCCGTAAAAGTCTGCTCAGAATCGCCCTGCGCCTGCTGCGCGTCCAGCACGGCGAGGCGGGAGCGCAGGCGGCGGATTTCGGCACCGTTGTTATCCAGTGCCCATCGCGGATATGGCGGCTCAGAACGCCCCGTAGACGCGCTCTGAGAGATCGATGCCGTGAGGCGGGCAACTTCCTTATCCGAAAGTCCCGGACAGCCTACGAGCGCCCCATGCTTGCGCCAGTACACATTTACAGATTTCATCTTTTCCTGCATGACCTCGCGCTCGGTGAGCTTTGCCTGTACGCGCTCCCGCGCATCGGCATCCATACCGCTGATGCCACCGTGACCCACAGCCCGAATCTGGTCAAGGATGCCTTGAATATCCCGCCATTCCCGCATGAGGGTGTCGTCACGGGAGAGTTGCTGCTGCTTCTTACGCACGGGGAAGTTAGACCATCCGGCGACCATGACAGACGGGCAAGATGCCCGGTTGCGGTTTGATGCGTTCATGTTGTCAGCCAAGCGGCGGGCATAGCGGTCAAGCAGGTAATCAATCTTCTCCTGCTGGGCCTCGGTCTTGCCTTTCTTGCACTCCTCCGCCAGTGTAGCCGCTCGATCAATCTCTCGGCGGTATTCGCTGGTCGCTGATCCCTCAGCATAATCGCTGAGGCTGTTTGCCTGTTTGGCGCGGCGAGCCGCGCTTTCGTCGATGGGGTAGTATTTCATGGGAAAAACCTCCTTATAAACTGTATTAGTTTTTTCTTATCAGTAAAGCATTTTTAGGTAGCACTAAAATGCAATCATCCATGTGTTCAACAATTCCAGTCGCAAGATGGAGACGACCCTCGGACGTTTTCATGTAAAAGTCGCTATTCTTACCATATTCAAACATATCACCACAGCGTAAATCCTTATAACGCACCTTTCCGCTGTCATCCTCATCAATTACAGTGTTCGTGTTATTCATTGACCTGCTCCTCCTTATTTTTGTTCTCGGTATAACCGGACGTGCTGATTGCGGTCAGGATGTCGAAATAGGGAACCTCATCACTGCAAATCCAGATGACGCGGGCCAGCTCCGTGATGGGAACGCCGCCCTTTGCCATTGTCAGTGCTTTTTCGTACTGGCGGACACCGCCGCAGGTGAACCACTGATATTTGTTGCACAGTTCGTAAATAATTGTTTCGTTGTTAATCATGGTGTTTTCCTCCTTAAACGTCCATAGCGAAGTGATGATATGCCATCCAGCGCCCATTGCGCTTGAACAACTTGTAGGAAACGGTGAACATTTGACCCGTGCAGTCATACTGCGACGGGGTGCAAACACGATAATAAAGGGCGTTAAATTCGGCATCGGCATCCTCTTTTGTCTTAGCGGTCAAAGTGATAAGCTGCCAGCCGCTATCGTAGTCAGCCGTGATGATTTTGACGCATCCATCGGGGCGATGGTAGAATGCCCGCAAATCCCGCTTGATGTCGTCCACATAACTACGGACGGCTTTGCCTTGCGGCAAAGAGCGGAGAGCGTAAAGAACACGCTCATAAGACCTTGCGTCGTCAATGCAGGTGATTTTCATGTCTTACCTCCTCAATCTTCATACGGGCACTCAGGCTCGGCGGCGTTCAGGTCGTGGATGACATCAAACTTGTTATCGACCCAAATCACGATGCCAGCTTTGGCGCTGGGCATCTTGAGGGCCGTGCCCAGATACATATACTTGGTGCCGTATCCGTAGAGGATTTCGGCCTCGGTATAGGTGAGTTCCACGCGGTAGGTGCCGGAGTGTGTGCGGGTCGCTTTCATTTTGATGTCCTCCTGTGCGTTGCCTTGTTTCTTTCGATGATTCTATTATAGTATATGCTTGCTATATACGCAATATGCAGACCTAACAAAGATTCGGGCGAATTTCGGGGCCAGCATTGTGCAATATGTATATAGCAAGCATATATCTATATATGGTATCATATTTTAGATAGGAGGTGTACCCCAAATGGGCGCAAAATACACGGAGGCGCAGAAAGCAGCATCCCAAAAATACCTCGGCGAAAAGACTGACAGCATCCAGATCAGGACACCCAAAGGCACAAAAGAGCGCTGGCGGGAGGCGGCAACGGCGGCAGGCACATCCCTAAACCGCTATATCATGGACGCGGTAGAGGAAAAAATTGAAAAGCATCCCAAATGAAAAAGCCCATCGGCAGACCATGAAATCCGCCGATGGGCTTTTTGCTATCCTGTGACGCTCTCGCGCACGCGCGTATACGCATCTGCATACATGGGCGTTATGGCGTTTTTGGGTGTATATTATACCATATATTATCTTTTTATATTTTAAGTGTCAGAAGTGTCATATATAGAAATAATATGATGATATATCGCTGAAAATGCACATGACAAACCTACTGACACACAACAAAACCGCGTCAGCGCGTGTCAGTCGAAAATCTGACAGACTGACACTTGCCCCGGAAAGTGTCAGCAAAAGTGTCACACGGAATATTTTACGATGCAACGAAAAAAGCGGGCATCCCGCAAATAGGATGCCCGCCCAAGTGTCAGTTGGTGTGTCGGTCAGCACTCAGGACTTTTTCTCACTCTGGGTGCCAAAGTAGAACGCCACTACCATTGTGGCGATAGTGAGAAACTTGTCCGGCTCGATGCTCCCATTGATGGACAGCACAGCCAGCACCGCGATGATAACCAGCGTGATGATGGTTTTCACCTTGAGCAGCGCTGCAAGGTTTTTCCAAAAATCCTGCACCGGGGAGGTGTTGGCGGTGGTATCCTCGGTAGTGGTAATCTTTTCGTCGTCCATGAATTAGTCCTCCTTACTCGGTTTCGATGCGAATGGGCAGCGCTTTGGCTCGTTTATAGAGTTCCGTGCCCGTTCCGTTGCCACCCTGACTGTGGTAACTGTCGTATAAATATTTCAGATTGTTCAGATCATCCTCGGTAATGTACCCGCGCTTGATGCACAGGCGGCACATCTGATAAATCCGATCATGCAGCACCGCCAGATTCCCGGTGTGTAGGTCATTGACCGTTTTGCCCATTGCAGTCAGCTGCCCCTCCACGGCATCCAGCCGGAGAGTGATTTGCTGAATTTGGGTTTTAAGGGCGCTGATTTCCGCGTTCTGGGCTTCTTCGGGTGCTTTGTGCTTTTTCCATTTCGCCAGCAGGGTATCCCATGCTTTATCAATGGCTGTAAATGCCGTAGCTACGGCGACAATGGCTGTCACGACCTGCCACGGGGAAGTGATGACGATGTTCCACGACTGCATCGGATTTACACCTCCACGATGGGGATGCCGTAGGCTACGGCGGCATCGTGTTCAATGCGGCATCCGCGATAATCCTGCCAGCCGGGGGCAAACACCGCAAAATCAGCGGTGCCCAGCAGCTTGAGGCTTTCGCCCAGATACCACAGCGGCGTTGCGTCAGCCGGGGCGCTCTCGAAAAAAGAGTCGATGACCTCGATTTCCTCATGGGTTTTCATGTACACATCGGCGATAAGAACCTTGCGCTCTTTGAGGATTTCGTCATCGGTCTTGCCGCGCATCGGCTGAGAAATAAACAGTTTCTTCATGGCTTTACCCCACATACTCCGAAAAATATTTGTCTTTCAGGCCCTTTGTCTGCGCCAGCGCGTACATCCGCATAGCGTCCATGCCGGTGAGGGTCGCCGCCCGCATGAACGTCTTGCCCTCGGTGTCCACGGCCAGCTTGACATACCGATCATCGGCAAGGCCGCTCTCAACGGCCATCGCGTCAAATGCCGCCGCCTCGGCGGCTGTCAGCGGCCCGATGAGCATGGCCTGAATAGTTTTGCCCTCCTCGGCGGCGGGGGCCGTAGAGGGCGTTTCTGCGGGGCTGGCGGCGGGCTTTTTGTCCGCGTCCGGGATGACAACGGAATGTTCGCCCTTATTGAACTGATACTCCTTGCCCGTGGCGAGGGTATAGTCGCCATCCAGCCATGTCAACGGATTGGTGCGCTTGCCGTTGAGGATGACCTCAAAATGCAGGTGCGCCCCGAAAACATTGCCCGTGATGCCGCTGTATCCGATGATGTCGCCCTCTTTGACCTGCTGGCCGTACTTGACGCAATAGCTGGACAGGTGGGCGTACCGGGTCTGCAAGGTCATGCCCTTGTAGGGCGAGTGCTTGATGCGAACCATGTTGCCGTAGCTCTGCATCCCGGTTTTGGTGCGCCCGTCCCAATCCTGCGTCTGGTCTACCGTGCCATCCTCGGCGGCGTATACCGGGCGTTTGTAGTTGGCGCCAATCTGTGTGCGGAGGTCTACGGCCTGATGCAGAGAGCCGTTGTTGTAGTACCAGCCCTGCGTCAGAATGTGGATGTCCAGCGGCCAGCACAGCAGAACCTCACCATTCGACAGTCGCATATCCTCAGCCCTCCTTTACCTGCGCAGCGGCCATCTTGGCCATCTCCGCATCAAACTCTTGTGTAGCTGTTGCCAGCTCCGTTTCCAGCGCGTTGATCTTGTCGCGCCATTCCTCGCGCTGCTGGCGGATAGGCTCGTACTCCTCGGCGCTCATAACGCCATCGGCGTGTTTCAGCGCCTTATAGTCGGTATCGGTCAGCAGGCTTTTAAGGGCGGTGATTTCGGCATTGATGGTGTCGATGCGTTCAAGAGATTTTTCCATTGAATGTGCCTCGCTTTCGATTTTCGTTTGGATTTTATCTTCCACGGCATCATGCCGTAGAGCTTATAGAACAGCAAATCCGTACAGTGAACAGATCGGCGGGCCTGCTTTTTGAAAAGCGACCCGCGCCACGACATATAAGAGGTGAGAATCTGTTCCATCGTCATCCGTCCCGCTTGCAGGAAATTGAAAAACTTCTTGATTTTGCGGCGCTCCCGGATGACGCTCTCGCGGCAAGGCTGCTGTAATACCTTGCCGTTGGGTAACAGGGTGAATTTGGTCTTTAGGTAGGTAAAACCTCGGCGCAGCTTGACTATCTGCGTCTTTTTGGGATTCGGGATAATGCCCTTTTCGGCGAACAGCCCAAACAGCAGGCGGCGAAATTCTATCAACGCATCTTTCGATTTGTTGATGATGTAGGAATCGTCCATATAACGGGCGAACCACCGCTGCCGCCACTGGTCTTTGATGGTGTGGTCAATGCTGTTTGGGTAGGCGATAGCAAAAATCTGACTATCCTCCGGGCCGATATACAGACCATTTTCTTTTGTCGGCTGGCCGTATTTGATGCGTTCAAGATTCGGCGCGTCAACAAAATTTTTCGCCAGAGCATTGAGCCGCTGATCGAGGATATGGCGGTCGATCACATTGCGCTTGAGATTATCCAGATTGATGTTGTCGAAAAAGGCGCGGTAGTCGATGAGCAGGATGTACCCGTCATTGCCGCCTGTTTCGCGGTAGAACTCATGCAGATGCACAGCGCACCGTTTGACTGCAAAGCTGATGCCCTTGCCCTCAAGGCTTGCGCCGTTGTCATAGATCAGATTGCTGGACAGAATCGGCACCAGAGCATTTGTGCAGGCAGACCGGCGTACAACACGCTCAGAGTAGTGCAGGCTGTGGATAGCTCGCTTTTTGCCGCGCTCCACAATCCCAAAATGATAAAACCCTCTGCGGGTGTCGCCACCGCGCATGAGGGTTTTGTGGATTTTGATTGAATTTTTGAAATAACGGGCATTGTATCGGGCAACGCTGGCTTTCCACATAACGCCTTTGCGGGCGTTATAGTTGGCATCGACCAGCGAGGATACATCTGCCACCCGGTCAAAATTATCGTACTGTGCTATTCGTGCGCGGTGCTTGGCCTGCCGTGCCGCCTTACGGCGCTGATAGCGGGCCTCGTGCCGCTCTTGTGATGTCATCTCGGAATGTACCTCGCAAAGTGTTATTGTAGGGGCGCTGTTGTGTACTTCTTTGCGATAACAGCCATGAAACCCGGTACTCGGCCATCTGCCGTGTGGCGCACGGTAGTTTAGCCTGTTGTCGCCGTCGCGGACCATGCAAGAAGCGTCCGGCTGATCGCGTCAAGATACTTATTTACCCGCTACTGCGGGAGGGTCGATAACTCCTTCCAATGATGATAAGGCTCGGATTTCGGTCTGCCTATTGATTAGCCCGGCAGACCTACTTTAATACTGGCCGAGGATTCTCGTTGGAATCAGACGGGCGCGGACAGCCACGTGTTGGAGGCGTTGTTGTTGTTCGCATTGCCGTTGTTGTTCACATTGCAGAAGTTGGAGGAGTTGCCGGAGTTAGGGGTAAGCTCCCACCAGTTGTTACGGCTCTTTTATACAGCTATCGACCCGATGGCGGTCAACGGGGATAATGATGATAGTTTATCCCTGCTGCCTGTGCGGCCATCACGCTTGAATTATTTACAGTGGGCGCCGTAGGCGGCGCCTTGGGTGTGTAGGCGGTTTGCTGTGGTGTCTGATACCGGGCATCTCCATTCGGCAGGGATGCTTTCGGTTTGAATTTTGCGGTGTCCGGGAATTTCGTATTATGCCGCCAGTCTTTCAACAGCGTTTCCTCACGCTCTAACAGGGTGCCAATGTAAACCAACTGCGCGGGCAGTTCCTTTTGTGGTGCAATGCCCATGTCAAGCCCAGTGTTCAGCCGGGAGAAATGAAACTCATCCATGATGAATTGCAAGCGGTCAAACAGGGCCTCACAGTCGGCCACAGCTTGCGCCTGCAATTCCTTGCGGCGGTGCAAAAGCTCGTGGTCAAGTTTGCCGCCACTGTACGGATAGATACCGTTCGCGGCGATGATGTGTTCCATCATCGTGTTCAGCAGATTCACGGTAGGATAGGCGAGAATGGGTCGCCACTTTTTGGGAATGTACTTTTCCTGCATCACAAAGCCGGAAAGGGCACAGCGCAATTCAGTGGCGTTTTTATAAAACTCCATTTCGGAGATGCTGCGGAATCGGGATAATACGTTACTCATGGTTCACCTGATGCCGCGCCCACAAGGGGCGCGGGGATATTAGTAGGAGATTTACGAGATTCGGAAGCAGACGGGCGCGGACAGCCACGTGCTGGAGGCGTTGCTGTTGCTCGCACCGCCGTTGCTGCCCACATAGCAGAAGTTGGAGGAGTTACCGGAGGAAGGGGTAAGCTCCCACCAGTTGCTACGGCCACCACCATCACCGAGGCCCTTGATACGGTTCATGTTGTGGGCAAAGATGGGGTACTGGACAAACCCGCCGTTGGGGCATCCGTTGCCGCCCCAAACAGGAGCGCCGCAGACCTCCATCTCGGTAGGCATCCACAGATTGCCGAGGTTCGTCCACGACCAGCTATTGTCGCTGTTCAGCAGACCGCTGGCCGAGTAGCGCTCACCCAGCAAGGCGCGTTTGTTGGCGATAACGGCCTTGAGTTCGGCAGGCAGGAAGTAGTACACGCCGCCCTGACTGTAGTCCACCTGTTTAACGGCGGGGTCTTTGCCCGTGCCGTTGGGTACCTGCATCTTGAGGGAGTTCAGGAACGCATACAGATGGGAACACAGCCACGGATGCTTGTCACCCTTGCCCGTCACGGTGATGTTGTTCGTGCCAGCGGCGGGGGCCTCATCGAACGTGACGGTAAAGGTGGATGCGTTGTAGGTATAGCCGGTGACCTGATCGCTGCCCACAATGATGTTGTCGATGCTATCCATCTGTTTCGTCAGCACAAACTCGGTCTTGCTGCCATCGCCGGACAGCTTTTCCACGGGAATCAGGCCGTTGTTGAAGTTGGCGAGATTGTACTGGATATAGGTGGGCCACAGGTCTTTAGAGATAAAGTCGATGTGATGGCCGACCTGCTGATCGCCGTACTTGTAGTAGGTGTCGATGCCCGCCACGACAGCCACGATGCGGGTTTTGGCGCTGTTCGTGCAGTTGAACGGGATGTAGTCGCCCACATGGATGCCGTAGAAGTTCCCGGCCTTGATGCGGGCCTGAATCCACTTCCACACACTGGTGTAGCCCTTGATTTCCTCCGCGAACTTCAGGCTCAAATCCATACCGGGGTAGCCGTTGTCGGTATTCATGCCGAGGAAAAATCCCTGATCGCCGGTAGCAGGGTCAAGGATGTTGTCGATAAAAACTTTGCTTGCCATAGGTGTTGCACCTCCGATTAGTAGTTGAATTTGACAGTCGTTTTATCGAACGTGAACGACTTTGCCATCTGGGCGGTTTTGGTCTTGCCGTCCTGCAGGTCGGCTTTGGTAGCCGGGTCAATCCCGGAATCGGACAGGGAGCCGTCAGCGGTCAGCGCGGCGAGGTTTCCCGCCTTGCTGGGTTTGGTCTTAACGGCTACATTGGCCCCGGCCTTGCCGCTGTCCGCGAGGTTGCCGTTGGCATCCAGAGCCGCAAGGTTGCCCGCTTTGCTGGGCTTTTTCTTGTCGGCCTTGCCGCTCAGGTCGATGCTCCCGGCCAGCTTTTTTGCATAGCGTTTAGCGTCCTCACTGAAAATGAGGGCGATGCGCACTACATCAGAAAGTTGCATGATGCCGCCTCCTTACTGGCCGATGAACTGACCCGTTTCACCAGCAATGTAGATTTTGTGCTTGGCATCCTCGGCCAGCACATAAATCAGGCTGAACGGGGCGAAAACCTCGCTCTCGCTCATGCCGATAATGCCCTCGCCGGTGGTGGGCAGGGTTTCGGGTTCCGTGTCGGCAATAATCATCGCCTCGACCAACTGCTTGCCGGTCTTAGGATCAGTGCCTACGGGTTTGGTGTTGACACAACGCATAAAATTGTCCTCCTATGATTTATTTCGACTTTGCAATGTTGAATTGCACAGTACCGTTGGAAAACTGCACCTCCACGCCGCTGACGTAAGCGGGGAGCTGTGCATCGGGCACCTGCCCGGTCTTACCATCCAGCCCCGCCACGCCGCCTGCCTTGCCCACGGTGTCCGAGGCCACGGCCTTGATAAGCGCGGGGGTGATTTTGTGCGGGTTGGTTTTGGTGTCGGCGGCGTGTTCCTGCAAGGCGCCGATGTCGGTTTCAAACCCCTCGCAGGCGGTTTTGAGGTTCTGGATGGCGTTCTCGGTTTTTGTGATGTTGCCGTCCGATGTGCTGGACTTGTTCGCCAGCTCATCAAGCGCCGCCTGCACGTTCTCGCTTTGCAGCAGCTTGACCGAGGAGCGGTCATACGAGATGCCGCTTGCCACGAGGTCAGCCAGCAGAGCGATAACGCCGTCTTTTTTCAGGCCGTCCGGCATATTGATTTTGCGGGTGCCGTCCGACAGGTAGCGGTGGTAATGGGATGCCTCCGCATAGTCGCTGTCGAATGTCCGCTTGAAAAAGGCGCGGATGCTGGATAACAGCACCTTTTTGGTCGTGCCGCTGGAAACGCAGGGAAGAAAATCCTTGTCGTCCAGTTCGGTGTTGGTCGCCAATTCGCTGATTTTTGTATCAGCCATGAATCATCCCTCCCTTACCAGTTGATAGTCAGGCCGTATGCGATAGTCACAGCCGAGTTCTCAGGTCGCTCCGGCGCATCGCTCGGCAGCTTATACGCTGTGTAGGCGAACGGATTTACAGGCCGCATCTGTACCGAACCATCGCTATCTTTACGCCACCATGTTTTTCTATAAACATTGGTAAGCCCCTTTTGTATCACCCAGCTATTACATCTTGAGCCATAAGACGGATAGGTGTAATCTCCCTCCCACGAGTAGACGGATTCTGAATACACATCATACATGGGCATGCAGTCCATACCATAAGCATCATAACTGGTGCTCCGGCTTGTTTCTCGGTACTGCCCCCAGAAAAGACCCTTATAAAAATAGGCACGTTGGCCCCACATTTTTATGGGGTTGTAGTTTGTGCCGTTGGGATGGACAAAACTTGTGATGACTTCACTGGATACATCACCCATAGTGATGTCGTATTTATAAAGTACGCACTGCCAAGCGTTTACGCTGCTATATTGCGGATTGTACTTAGAGAAAAAGTACAAAATATCTCCGTAAAGGCGCATATATCCGAATCCGCTGGCATCATGCCCATAAAGGTACTGCCAACTGGAATTTGTGGTTTCGTGTTCATCGTCATACAGGTCGTTGATATAGGTAAAGTGCTTTACCAGTGACCCATCCTCCGTACTGAACACATAAATATCATCGCGGTAATAGTATTTATACCAGTATCGACTACCTGAGCCATCCTTGTTATAGTACCGATCACCGCGACGATAACGCATCAATTTGAGTACGAGATACTGATTTTCATAATCGTATCCCCACGTGGTTTGATAGCCATTAAAACTGTAATAATCGGGTCGTTCTGCCGCGTCAAACAGATTAAATGTCTGTGCAACATCATCTCGACTTTGACCGATAGAACGGCAAAGAATGGTTCCGTTGCCGCCTTGATTGTTCGACAATGTAACCGTGAAATCGTAATACAGCTTTTTGCGTTCAATATCTACGATTCCGTTATAGTTATCACGCGCCCATCTGTATATAAAAGGTGCTGTGCCGACACCTACGGCTCTATTAGCGGTTAAGCCAACATATCGAATTTTGTCCCCGATTTGCGTGTGCAAAAAGTCATAAACATACATATTTGTGACTTTGTTTGCACCTATACGATTATAAAAGCTATCGGATGAGCGGTAACTGCCTTGCCATAATCCCGTTGCTTGAGAGCCGATAGTGCCATATCCGATTCCAGAACCGGGAATCAGCGGGACATCAGTATCCAAATCGGCATCACCGTTTGTAAGCAAAAGCATCGACTGCAATGCGGTTTCCTGCCAGTTATACGACATGAACTGATCGACAAAAACATGGTTGTTTCCCTCGACACGCTCAAGCACCCTTCCTGTTACGGGGTCTGTATAATCGACCCGGCAATGACCGTGTATCTCAACAGGAGCGCCGTTGAGCATTGCGATGTCTTTCATTTAGGGTCATCCCTCCTCTAAGAAGTTTCGATTTTAATTGTGTCATTGCCAGTTAATGGCGTTTCGTATAGGCTACCCTCATCAGAACAATCGTATCGCACCCAGCCATAAACTGTGTAGCTGACATTTTCATCTCCATCAAATCTGCTGGCAGGAAGATCATCAATGTCCTCCATAAATCCCGGTGTGTACGATGTTTTGCCATCCAGCCAAAAGATAGACGAATACTCAGGCACAGACAGCCCGGAATCGTATTTGACCCATGAACTGTTGTAACCTGTGACCGCAATCCAGCCATTGGTTGCTTTAGAGATGGGACAGTAGATTTTATAGGTGGAACTGTCTACCGCCTCTATGTCTGTGGCCTCAAGTTCGCCGGTGTTGCACATGATGCGCGTGGACAGATGGAACATCGCCAGCGTCAGCCCGGACAGCGGCAGCAAGTAGTCGATGTAGAAATAATCGTAGTTGCCCTCATCGTTCCAGCATTTAGGCGTGGCCGTGCCGTAGCCGCTGCTCCATCCTCTTAGGGACTTGCCCACGGCGATGCCCTGTAAAAAGCTGTTCTGGTCGTAGCTCATTCCCAGACCACCTCCGTGATGTGACCGTTCTCGTCCTGAATGGATGCGATGCGGCCTGCGCTGTCGAACGTGACCTTGTACTGCTGCGTGTCGTTGCCGTCAATGGTTTCCTCAAAAGTCTTATCGGCGTTGATATGGGAAAAATCGAACCGCAGCGGCTTTCGGGTCTTTTGCAGATCGATAAAGCCATCATCGGACAGCGTGACGGCTAATTCTTCACCCTTACGGGTGGTGTAGCCCATCTTAAAGCTGTCTGTGACCTTTTCGATGCGGCCCTTGCCATTATCGCCGTAGCCCGTGCCACGACCCCATGTCTGCATCGGATTGTAGGGAATTTCACCGTCGCCGGACATACCGAATTTGTACTCGGCCATGACGGTTTCATCGTACACATAGATGCGACAGGGGAATCCCGTGTCCTCGGTGGTGGTAAGCACCTGAACGCCATCCAAAATCGGATAGCCCTCCGAGTTGATCTCAGCCCCGGAGATGTCCTTTTGCCAGAACAGCAGCTCCCCGTGACGGTTCACTGCTTGGGTGTAGCTGGCTGTACCGTTTGCCTCGCAGTCGATGAACTTATAATCCTCGGTCATAAGGATTACGCCGTCCTCGGTCAGCAAGCGGTTATACATACCGGCAGGCGTGGCCGAGATGAACTGCATGATCTCACCCTCAATGCGGATATAGCTGTCATCCGAGGTGTCGTGCAGCAGGTATTTTTGGATGTGCCGTGCCGTTACAAGGCGATCAACGGTCAACTCAGATACAATACCGTTTTCGGCGTAGAGGGAGTTTGACACGATGGCATTTGCGCCGAGGGTGCCGTCCATGACAAAGGTTTTGCGCTCTTTGTCGTAGTACAGGCATTTTTTGCCGGTTTCATCGGTAAACTCCATGCCGTCAGCGTTGAACTGAGCATAGCCGCCGCCGTCCATTTCGGAGCGGAATCCGTACCGCTTATTGATGCTGTTGCCGTAGTATTTGCGGTTGGTTTTTACCGCTTTATCGTCAGAACCCGCCGTGACGATTTCATAGGGGTACTCGTCATCGGTTTCGTCGTCGATGCCTGCAGAAATGTCGCAAGGGTAGCTGACGGTGCAATAAGAGTTGATGGTATACAGAACCACGCTGAGGGAATCGTTAAGGCGATTTTTCAGTATTATGGTGTCGCCCAATTCAATCGCAGGGTCAATATAGGCAGTGGTTGCACGGAACGGGCGGTAAATCGTGCCGTAAAGTTTGCCGTCAACGGTGTTACAGAGGTCTTTTGCAATCTGCTGATTCGCAAATGGACATTCGGCAGTCAACGTCATGCCCGAATCGTCGCCCTCAGCAAAGGTATCTTCGGCATCATCTGTAAGGATTACGCGAGAAATGATACGGTCACTGCCTATATCAGCAAAAACCTTATACGACTTCCCGATGCTTTGCGCGGCGGTATTGGAAATTGGGGGCATAAGGGGAACAAGCCGTAGTTTGCCGCTGTCGCTCATAACCCAGTTGCCGCCGTTGCAAATTCCAATCCACGACAGCACCTCCGACATCAGTGCGTCCCCGTCGATGCTCTCCACGGTGTAGGCCTCGCCCTCGTTGATGACTGTCCGCTCGTCCACCTCAACATCCATGATGCGGGCGATGTCGGCCACGATGTCCTTTTGGGCAGCAGGCCAGTCGAGCGAGGTCTTGTCGAGGTAGGTGCGTCCCGATTTCAGCATTTCATCTGACATCGTTAAAGTGATGGTAGATGTGCCGTCACGGGTTTTGATGTAATACCGCCCCTTGGGTATCCAGTCCGTAACAATATCGCCGTTAGGGGATGTCAAACGGCAAAATGCCCAGCAGGGCGCAGCGCGGGGGATTGTAACCCCGTCAATAGGGATAATCTCTGCCGTTAATTCTGCCGAGCATACACGTCCGAGTAGGGGCTTTTCGAGTAGCGCCTGCTTGATGGTCGGAATACCCTGCAAATGCGAGGCATCGTAATCAATACCCGCAATTTGCAGTTTGTATTCGACCCGGTATTTGCCGGATTCAATCAGCGCCGCCCAGTTTTCAGGCCGGGTCTGCATTAGATCAAATCCTCCTTAACCGAAATGAGGCTGAAAGACAGGTCATCAAGGAAAATCGTGCCCGTTTCCGAGTCGATACGTTCCAGCGCTGCATCCACGGATGTGTTGTAGAACAGCCGCTTGCAGAAACCATCTTTCAGATCAGGATAGGACACCTCAACGCCAGAATCGCCGCCCTGCAAGTCGGCCTCAAGCTGCTGGGCCATATCCCACGGGATAGGCCCCATCTTGATTTCGATTTTGCGCTGATGGGATGTGACGTTGGTGTGCATCGTTTCGGCGGTATCGCGGCCCGCCTTTTCGTCGTTGGTGTTTTCCCGGCTCCACTTAAAGCCGGTTTTTTGCTTGATATAGGCGGTGTAATCATGCCCGTTTATAACAAGCATTTGCGGTTTTTCGGCCATGATTATGCACCTCCATATCGCATCATGCGGCCCTTTTGTACTTTGGTAAGCATTTTATTGAGGGCCTCCAAATCGAGATAAATGTCGCCATGCTCAACGATAGCGGTCAGCACCTTTTGCAGCAGGTCATTGAGGTCGGACAGGCGCTCGTCGATGCCGGAGAAATTGTCGGACAGGGTGGCGCTGGCATCGATCTCCGCGCCGGACGTGTCAATCTTGGTTTTGTACGGAATGACAGCGCCCGCCGCGATGTCGGGAATAGCAAGCTGCCCTGCGCTGGCGATCATATCGGAGATGGCCGACATGGACGGCAGACTAAAGTTGACGTTGGAGAAATCCAGCCCGGCAGTCATCTTGTCGGCCAGAGAATCAACACCGCTCAGAACACTCGGCTCCCCGGCCCGCAGGCCTTTCAGCAAGCCTTGGTCGAGGTAATAGGCGATTTTTGCCCAGATGACGGACGGAGAATGAACGCCAACAGCATTTTTCATCGTATTGGTGAGGTTTTGTGCGAGGCTCTGCACCTTAGATGTCAGCGCGTGCCATGCGTTCTCAATGCCGCTCTTGAGGCCCTGTACCAGATTAGTGCCGATGCTTGTCCATTCGGACGATTTCGCCATCAAACTGGATTTCAGCGCGTTCCACTTGCTTGTGACCGTCGAGGTGATCGACTGCCACTTACTGGATGCCGTGGACTGGACGCTCTGCCATGTGGATGCCACAGAGGATTTGATGTTGTTCGCTGTTGAAACGACACTCGCCCGCATTGCATTGAATTTCTGTGTAGCCGTCGTGTGCATACTCGTGTATGTCGCCATCGTATTGGCTTTGAGGGTGTTCCATGCCGTGGATACGTTGGTGCGTACATTTGCGGCAGATGCCGTTGCATCGGATTTGATTTTCTGCCACGATTCGCTCACGGACTGCTTGGCCGAGGCCCACGCCGATGCCGTGTCAGTCTTTACATTCGTCCATGCGGTGCTGACGGCCTGATACGCCTCTTGGGTCGCAGTGGTGGTCGTCTGCTTGATGGATTCCCATGCGCCGTGAATGGTGTCATAGGCTTTGCCGCCGAAGTCGTACAGCGTCTGATAGATGCTGTCATAGTTCAGGGCAATAACACCGCCCAGCGCAATAAGACCCACGGCAAGGATGCCCGCAGGGCCGAGAAAACTCAGCAGGGATGATACGCCGGTAGCCGCCGCAGATGCAGCAGAACCGAGGCCAGAACCGAGAGCGCCAACCACACCTGCCATGCCGGTGCGTGGCCGTAGCGGCCCCGGCTGCCGCCGTGCCAATCTGCGACATCGGATTGATTGCCGCCATGACCCATTGCAGGGCAGACATACCCAGCGATGCAGCACCCGCGATGAACAGCGACTTGACGACCATCATGCCGACCTTAATAGCCAAAATGACCTTGCCCGCATTGGTGTCGAGGAATCCGGCGATAACGCCGCTCACGACGCGCCAGATGATCTCGGCCACGCGGGCGAAGATGCCGCCCCAGTCGATGCTGCTCAAAAATTCACCGATACCGCGTCCGAACGCATCCCAATCCGTATTACGGGCGACATCCAGCATCATGTCCAGCAGACTGATAACAAAATCGGACAGCGCTTTGCCGCAATCGGCCCAGTGGATGCCCTTAAATGCAATATTCAGCGCGGTATAGATGTTTTTTGCGATGTCTGCCCATTGGATTTTATCGGCCAGTGTTTTTACGGTGGTAAAAACGCCGTTGATGGTAGCCGCCAGTGCGCGGGCGGCGGTATCAAGGCGGAGCGTCGAAAAGGCGTTGTTGATGAACGTCGCAATGCTCGTGCCCATCTTTACCCAGATGCTCGGTGTGGTAACAAGCCCCCAAACGAAGTTGATAAGCGCGTTCCAGCCGTTTGCAAAGGTCTGGCCCAGCAAATCCCATTCGACATAATCGAACAGGCCGTTGATGGCCGTGCCCACGCCCCGGCCCAGATTATAGAAATTAAACTCGGTCAGGAACGTGTTCACGATGTCGGCGATGGCGTTCAGCCCATCGGCCACGGTTTTGCCTACCAGCGTCCAGTCGAGATTATCGACTATGCCGTTGAAGATTTGAGCGATGTTTTTCGCCCATTTGACACCCTGCGGGCGCAGTGTACCGTTAATCCAGTCATCCACGGCCTTAAAGGCGGTGTTCAAGCCCTCGGCGATGATTTTACCCACGCCGTACCAATCGCCCGCCTCAATGGCCGCTTTCAGGCGGTCAAGGTAGTCTTTGACCGCTTTCGGCAGGATGTCGTCGATGTTCTTAGTCTCGAACAAATCGCCGGTACCGCTACCCCCACCGCCAGAGCTATCGGTCTTTTTCTGCCGCTTGTTCAGCTCATCGAATCCGTAGACCTGCTCATTCAGGTCTTTGGCGCTCTTGGATGCTTTATCAAGCGATGCAGCGTAGGAGCCGGTCTGCTTTTTGGCAACGGTGATGGTGGACTTGCCGCCCAGCAGGGCAAACAGCGCGTTAAGGTAGGTGATGGCAGTGCTAATCGCATTGATTATGCGGGTAAGCACCGGCTCTACCAACGATATGAGGTTGCCCAGCCCTACCGAGATATTCGCGGACAGCCCCGTTGCGCTGTTTTTGATATTCGACATCGACTTATCAAAGGCGGTGTTGAATTTCGCCAGCGCATTGATGGCATCGCCGACCCCGCTGAAAATCTGCGAGATGAACATTCGCTTGATGCGCGAGATCAGCACGGTTTTAAGGCTTGTGAGCTGCTTTATCAGCCCACTTACCGAATTGCCGGTAGACTTGGCCTGAGAGTTGAACAGACCCAGATTTTTCGCGGCATTTTTTACGCCGGATGCCACAGACTGCCATGCCATTTTTGCGATGCTCTTTGCCGCGTTGCCTGCCGCCGATGCAGCGTTGCGCAGTTCCCCGGCAAAAGCGCCAAAAAAGCGGGACGCAAAGGATGCACCCGCCCCGGCGTTCTGTGTTTCCGTGCCGAGGTTCTGCACGGCCTCAGCGGCGGTGCTGGCCGGGTCAATGACAATGCCGAGGTCAGCCGCCGCGCTGCGGCAATCCTCCAAACGGTCAAGGAGGCTCTGCACCGCCTCAGCCTGAGCATTGAATCCCGCGATAGACTGTGTAGCATCCCCGTCCATGCTCTCGACATCCTGCAAGCCCTCGGCCAGCGATGCCAGCCGTGCTTGCAGATTGGCGGCGGCACTCTGTGCCGCGTCGAACTTGGATGCAAAGCTGTTCATCTGCGCCGGGGTTTTCAGGCCATTTTGTAAGCTCTGCGACAGGGAGTTGATCTGCTTGTCCAGCTTTTGCGCAGCAGCATCAGTGGCGTTAAGCTGAGAATCAAAGGACATCTGCGCGGCCTCGGCCTTATATGCCTGCAACTGCGCGATGGTATCCCGGATGGCCTGTGCCTGTCTCAGCCACTCGGCAGAATCCGTGCCGGACACAAAAGCCGAGCCGTCAGCCTCCATCTTGGCCTTTTGGGTTTCGTAGCGCTCAAGAATGGCCTCGGTGTTCTCAATCTGGATGGCAAGGCGCTGCCATTCTTTGGAGTTTTCCTTTACGCCGAGCTGTTCCATCACATCGCGGCGGTTATACAGCCCAAACAGGGAGTTTTCCGTCTTTTGGATGGATGCTGTCAGTTGGTCGTATTCGGCAGTGTTGAATTTCTGCTTGCCGAGGTCGATCAACTGCTGCTTGAGGTTCTGCGCAGCCTCCTCAGCCTTGCCCATTTTGATGTCAAAATTGGTAAACTGAGAATCAGTGTTTAGCCCACGGGCGAGAGAATCAGCAAGACCACGCATCTGCGTGTCCAGCCGCCCAGCGGAGCGCTCAGTGGCCGTCAACTGTGCGTCAAGGGTCTTTGCCGCCCCGCCGTTGGACATCGCCGCAGACGCGCTCTGTGCCGCCTGCGCGGCTTGCTGGACAGCCTGCCCCTGTTGCTGCACCGATTGTGCCTGCTGCTGGACAGCCTGTCCAGCGGCAGGGGCAGATGCAGCCACGGTCTGATTGGCCTGTGCGGCCCGGTTGCCGTTGTCTGCCATTGCACCGTAAATCTGTGCGGTGTTGGTAGCGATGTCCTGCAAGATCGGGACAACGCCGGAGAACGACTTCATCATGTCAGCGCCGGTGCTGTTGATGGAACTTTTCAGGTTGTTTACTGCCTGTTCCAATTTGGCAGAGCCTTTTTCAAAACCGCTGTTATCCAGTTCGGTGTCAAATTTCAACGAACCATCGGTATTTGCCATGGGTTAATCGCCTCCTTTCGTCAGTTCTGCAAACATCGCCGCAAGGGCATTTTCAGGTGTCGGGGCTTTAGAGTGGATTGTCACGGAGCAAAGTTCGCGGTTTTCCTTTTCAAACTCTTTCTCGTAGGATTCCAGCTTTTTACCCCTCGACTTTTTCTGCCGGATAGTCAGCACTGTGCCCCACACGGCATCCCGGTCAATGGATTGGAACCACCCCATGAACGTCCACCAGTGGACAAAGGGCAAGGCCCGAATCTCCATGCCCGCCGCCTTATTGATGGCGGGGAAAATGAGCTGTTCATCTTTGGCCCAATTCACAAGCTGAGCGCGGTTTTCACGCTTGCCGGTGTCCTGCGTGTTACAGCTCAAAAATTTAGCCGCCTGTTCATAGGCGGCTTGCACATCCTCGGTGGGCATGGATTCAAAGTCGGTATACAGCCGTTGCAGGCAGATATACGCCTTTTCCTTATCCTCTAAATCCGGGTCATTAAATGCAACAAAGATTTCCAGCACATTGCGAAAATCCGCGTCAATACGGTATGCTTTCCCGTTGACCTCAAGAGTTGTCGGCAGTGCCCCGATCATTGCGCACTACCTCCACTTTCGGCTTATCTTTCAGATACTTGCTCATGCGTTTCTCAGAGGCAGCCGTTTCCTCATTGATGGCATCGGCAATCAAGCCGCCCAGCGCATTGATGACTTTGGTGCAGAAAAACTCGCCGCCCACGCTGGAAAAAGCGTTGCGCTTGGCGAAAATCTGACTAACCTCGTCAGAATCAAAGACAGTGTTCAGCTTGTCCATCAGAATTTTTTCAGCGGCCTTGATAGCCGTCCATGCGGCATCCGAATCGCCGCTGCCGTCCGCGTTGATGTCGATACCGCGCAGCGGCTCGAAAACATCATCGAAGCTGTCCTCCATCTCCTTGAAACGGTCAAGGATGGACAGGTCACTGGGGCGGATATGCACCTTGCAAATGGGCTGGTCGTAGCGGTTATAGATGGCGATTTCCTTAGTACCGTCATCAATGACGGCGCTCAAGTTTTTGTGTGCGTTCATGCTTTTTTACCTCGATTCAAAAAATAAAAAAGAGGGCATCGACCCACTCGCCGCGAATCCTCGCAATGCTGTGTAGGTTCGATGCCCTCCTCTCACATCAGGCGATGTCGGTGATCGTTGCCTGATTGGTAGTCATGTCGTAGACGATGTTCTTCTTCTCCATCGCGCCGATGGGGTTGATGTTGTACGGGATGGCATAGCCCGCCGTGTCGCCGCCAACAGACTGCGGCACAATCCATGCGCGGCGCACATAGCAGTAGCCGCTCATGGTCTGCTTCTCAGCATCGGCAGAGGTGAAAAACGCCTCAGCAAAATAGCCCAGCAGGTCAGCTTCGCCGTATTTTTCCTGCATGGCAACGTCCAGCAGATGCGCGTACATCGGGCGGGAGGGGTCCATGTAGTAGGGGTCAACGTCAACCTCCGGCTCATAGCCGGAGTGCTTGAACGTGGTTTCACCCAGCACGTTTTTGGTGGTTTCGGTGTCCGGGTTCAGCTCTTTGGACAGATCATCGTTGTCCTTACCGACAGCCTCCCAGCCGGAGGATGCGGCGGTATAGGTGATAACCATTTTCTGCCCGTCCGTGGGGCTGGACGGAGCGGTCAGACCGTAGGTTTCAAGGTCAACGGTAGTACCGTTCAGCTTCCATGCGGTGCCCTTAGTGGCGTACACAAAAGTGTACTCACCGCTGACACCGCCCACGGCCTTGCCAAACTTTGCGGCGGTAACGCTGCCTGCGCTGGCCTCAGCGGCCTCGGCAATGGGCTGACCCGTCCAAGAAACAAACAGCATCCCGCGATTGCGGTCAAGTTTTGCCATGTCTTAGTTCCTCCTATATGTGATTTGGATTTGAATTTGGTACTTTGCGCTATCAGAGCCGACCTGTGCCGGGTAGGCGGTCAGCGTCGGCACGATGGCAGTAACCCGACCCTCCTCTATGCGGGGGAAGTTTCGGGCATTGTTCTGCTCAATCATCCATGCGATAAGACCCGTGAAAAAGGCGAGGTTATCGGAGTTCTGCTTGACATCGGAACCGTAATTCTTGCGCGTGGCGAAAATGTAGTTTTGTGTCTGCCTGTCCTCCAAAATGCTCTCGCCCAGCACGTTCTCACGGTATCTCAGTGTGGACGGCGATGCGTAGATAGCGTACTCGGTGGGATTCTCGCTCAGATAGTCAGCACCAAAACGGTTATTTCTCGACAATAGCGGGCACTGCCGGAACCACTGCCGCAGACCGTCAATACTATTTGATACCTGCGACATTTTTCGCCTCCTGCAAGATGTCCTGTGCATGGTCGGCTTTCATCCGCTCTACCCAGAACGGCCCGGCCAGTGCATTTTTGTCGGTTTTATACTGGATAGCCCTGCCCGTTGGCTTTTTCTTCTCGCCGGGGCGGGAGAAATAGCGCGTCGGGATGCCGCTGTCATCGTCAAAGACCGGGATGTTAGGCCCGTAGACCTCACCCATGTACATATAGTGCGCATAGGGGCCGGGATAAACAATTAGGCCAGAGCCGATGTTCGATGCGGCATAGGGGCTTTTCGCCAGCATAAAGGTGTCAGCGGGGGTGTAATCCTCGCACCAACGGATAAAGGCGTTGTCGATGGCCTGCTGCACCAGCCCGCCTTTTTCAAGGTTTCGGGATGCCAGCAGTGCCGCCGCGCCGCCCCAATCGAAATCGACTTTGATCGTCAGCGACATCACGCACCTACAACTTTCCAATGCTGCGCCTGCGGGGCGCGGCGGTTGTCAGTGACCTGCAAGATGGTTGCGGCCTCGGAATAGGTGTCATGGATGGCGGCAGGGCGCAGACCCTCAGCGCCGACACCTAAAACCACGAGATCGCCAGCGGCCAGAGTAAAAGCGGCGGCAGGGTCATCGGCGGCGGCATACTGCTTAGGGAGCAGATACGCCTTGCCGCCGAAATCTGCATCAACAGGGATGCGGATTGTGACCTTGTTTGCCGCTTTCAGCCCTGTGCTGTCAACGGTGGTTGCATCAGAATTGAACCAGTGAACGCCCCGGATGATGGTACGCTCGTAAACGTCGCAATCCTGTTCCGGGTCAAATCGCCGATTGTAAAGGGTGATGGTATCATTGCAAAGCTGCATTTTACCTCACTCCTCTATACAGCAGGGGAACGCCGTAGTCATCCAGCTCGCCGTACAGCATATCCGCCGCGATGGCGTTCATCTGCTTGGCTGCGGCATCGGCATCCGGCACATTCCCGTGATTCTCGGTGTAGCCATCCGTGTTGAACGATGTGACCGTGGGCGATGTGACCTGTGCCACGGCGCCGACAACACTTTCCATCTGCGCCAGCGCAAAAACGCAGAGCTTGACCGCCCTCGGAATCTCGGCCATGTTCTGGACACGGGAATCCGTCAGACGATCAATGCGTTTTCTGCAAGCACATTCCAGCGGAGGCCACGCAGCGGCATCAACGGTGCCGCCTAAACCCTTGTATTCGTCAAAGGTGAGGTACATATCGTGTGCCATGTGTAAACCTCCTCAGCGGCCCGAAATCAGGCCAGAGACAGGATGCGGGCGATGGGGACAGCCTTGCGGGCGATGTACTGCTTGCCCTCGGCCTCGTTGGAGTTCACCAGTTCCCAGTTTTCGCCGTCCTCCAGCTCGTCATCGGTGGGAGACAGGCTCTTCATCTTGGCCTTGGTGAAGTTGATGCCGTAGGGGGCAAAGCACTTGCGCTGACGGCCATAAAGGGTGTCCTCGCCGCCGTTGGTGTGGGGATCACGATCCATCTCGTAAGGCACCTTAGCGCCGCAGTCGGTGTACTCGATAGCACCGTCGCCCAGAACGTAGGTAGTGTAACGGGTCTGAGACACCTTAGCCACGCCTGCGGTGGTCTGGGCGGCAGCGGCCTTGACAGCGCCGGAAACGGTCACGACAGGCAGCTTGCCCTCGCCGCCGAAAATCTGCTTGAGGATAACGACAGCACCAGAAACGGTGACGATGAACTTGCCCTCGTACTGGGCAGACAGCACGGTTTTCAGAGCCTGAGCCTCGGCAGCGGCATCGCCGGTCTTGAGGGTCTTGTTGGCGGTGGAGGTGGATGCGGCAAAGGTATAGGTCTGGCCGTCCACGGTGATGGTGTTGCCATCGGTGCCAGCGGCGCTGACGGTGATGGTGTAAACGCCCTGCACCTCCGGGGTGGTGACGGTTTCCACGGCGGGCATGGAGTCATCAACCAGAACGGTGCGGCCATTCAGGGTGCCGATCTGCAGCTCGCGCTCGATGCCGTCCTTGTCGGTGTACTTCATGTACGCCAGCAGCTTGAGGTTTTCGAGGCCGGTAGCAACGGCAGAGTGCATGATGGCGAGGCTGAAGGCGCCCTTGTTGTCGCCGCAAGCACGCTGCATAGCGGTGTTCAGAGAGGTGCCGTCCATCAGGCCCAGAGCGCCCTCGGAGTTGGTCTTGCCGGTGACATCGTAGGTGTGCTCACGGACGAACTTCACGCCCTCAGCATCTTTCATAGCGAAGATGCCGGTCAGAATCTTGATGATGGTGGCCTGATCGACTTCCTCCCAGTATTCACCGATCTGAGATGCGACGTCAGCGAGAGTATCCTCGCCGCCGGTGATGTCGTAGGAGAAGTCGCGCTCAGTCCATGCCTGCGCGCGGCCCACGACAACGCGGGAGTGGGAGAAAGTCTTGGTGGGGTTGCTGGTGATGTTGGTAGAACCGTCATAGTTCTGGGGAACCGCGCCGCTGATGATGCCGCGCAGGGGAATGGTGACGTAGTTGCCACCGACCTGATCGCTCATGGAGTCGGCGATGTCCTGACGCTTTTTGATGGCGCGGGACTTAATCAGCTCGTTGCGGTTCAGGTTGGGAACGCGGTCAACATACTGCTTGAACACGTTACCGTTGAAGTTTTTGGAATCAAAGATTGCCATGTGGTTTTGCCTCCTATTGATTTTTTAGGGGTTCGGTTGGTGTAGCTCGATCAGTCAAAATCGGGCACGAAGTTGGGATCGGCATTTGCTGCCGCCATCTGCTCGGACAAACTCAGTTTGTGCGTACCGCCGTCGGGCTTTGCGGGAACCGTGATAGACGGGCCCTTCTTGCCCGGAGCGGGTTCATCAACGACAAAACTGCCGGGGTCGTCGGCCTTGTACTGGGTCAGAAACTCGTCGTAGCCCTGCATCTTGCCGTTCTCGTCCTGCTTAAACTGCTTGGCGATGGCATCCGCGATAAACTGCTTTTTCGCGGCATTGGAGCTGAACTTGACCTCGCCCGCCTTTTCGCGGATGGCAAATTCATACGCCTGCGCAGCGATTTTCTGCTGCCACGCCTTGCCATCATCCTCGCGCTGCTGACGCAGTGCCGCGAGGTCGGACTGAACGGATGCCAGCTTGTCAGCGTCGGTCTGTGCGGCGGTCAACTTGGTTTGCAATTCGGCCATGTCGGTGTCACGCTGCTTGACCTGCCCCTGCAAGTCGGAAATCTGGCCCTGCAAGCCCTTGACCTTGGAATCCATCTTATCGCGGCTGACGTAGGAACCGTCCGCGATGTTGGCGAGTTTCAGGCCCGCCGCGCTGATTTTTTCGGTCAACTGGTCGTAGGTCAGCGCCTCGCCCTCAGAAAACAGATTTTTGAGCAATTCCATAAGATTGTCCTTTCGCCGCGATTGATTTAGCTTATAATCGCGCGGCCACTCCGCGCACGTCGCGCCATCGCATTTATTTCCCTGCAATGCCGGGTATTTATTTATCAGCCAAAACGGCGTGATAACACAGAAAAAGCGCCGTTTCAGGCGCTTACCTTTATGGCCCTAAAGCCATCCACTGCCATGCGGTCACGGCGCTGTGACAGCCCGGATTGCTTGGCAATGAGATTATAGCGGGTACTTAGAGCGTTGATGTGCTGCTGTGCCTCACGGCGCAGGTCATCGTCACCAGCGGCCCGCGCCGCAATAGCAACATCTTTCCAGCGGCGGGTATCGGTTTCAATCTTTCGCATCATCTGCGAACACTGATAGAGGGTCAGGCCCTCTTTGTTGCCGATAGTCACGCCCGCATGGTTTGACGTTATCCATGCCGCCAGTTGATGGTCGGAATATTTGCGCACCGAGTATTCGGTGCTGAACGGCGCGGCGAAGTGCCCGCAGTTCCACTCGCCAATAGGACGCTTGAATCCTGCAAAGTGATGACCGTCCACGTCCACGCAGGCCATGCCCGCCTGCATCTTAGCGTATTCGGCCAGCAGGAAAACGTGGCCCTGCACCGGCTCATGGTCGGGGGCGCTGTTGAGATGCGCGGACAGCTCCACCGCATCATAGCCCAGCGCTTTGCCGATTTCGTCGGCGCTGTGCTGGGCGATTTGGCAAGCCCCGTCAATGATGTTCTGACGAGCGGCGGTATCAAGGCGGCGGTGATAGCCGCTTGCATACTGCACCTGCATCCCCGCCCAGCCTATATCTTTGATGGTCTGCCGCATAGCCGATTTGTAGTCGGTCATGCCGGTGGACGCGCTCAAAATGGCCTTATCTATGGCCTGTTGGTAGGGCACGGATATGGCCGTAGTGTTGGACAGGTTTTGCAGCGCCCCGGAGGTCTGCGCGGCGATGTTGCGCGTATACAGTATGAGCCGCTGATTCTCCTCACGGGGCAGCGGATGCGCCGCCAGCGCGGCCTTAAAGCGCGGGTCAGTGAAGTTGTCCTGCAAGGCGGTGTTGTACACAACGGCCATCTGCTGCTGTGTCAGCCGGGTTGCGGCTTGGAGCTTGCCGGAAATATCGGCGATGTCTGCACCCATTTCCAGCATGATCGCATAGCGGTGTATACTGGTGGGGTTCATCTCGCCTATTTTCTTTATCTGCGCCGCTATTTTCTGGATGAAATACAGATTGACTTCATCCAGATTCGCAATCATTTTGCGAACGGCGGCATCAAGCTCTTTTTGGGTCAGCACGGGTCATCACTCCTCGCCGGGGCCACTCCCGAACGGTGTAGCCGGGTTGCTCCCATCCTGATCGGCGCCGCCGCCATCATCCGGGGGAACGGTGACATCGCTCTGGTCGGGGTTGGGCTGCTGGATAGCCATAGCAGCCTGCATTTCGCTGACCTTTTCCTGCTGGACTTCCTGCAAGGCTTTTTCGGCCTGTGCGCGGGTTTCACCAAAGAACCACATACGCATCTCGATTTTGCTCATCATGCCGTTGTTGAGCATGAGGAGCCGCTGTTGCAACTGGGTTTCGGTGTCGGCGATAACGGAATCGTCCCAATCGAACGACACCTCATATTCACCAGCAGGGGCGAGGTTGTACAGGTCAGCGTACTTGTCCATCGCCCGCACGACTTCTCGCAGTGCCCGCTCAAGGGCCTGCTGGTTGTCGGCGATGGTGGTATAGGTACGATTGCGCAGGATAGTCAGCTCAGTGGCCGTGCGGGCCTCTGTGTTGGCATCGGAGAGGGTGCCACGGGCGAGGCCGGACTGATCTTCAATCTTCATCAGGATTTGGTTCAGACCGGCCACAAGGGAGCTATCGCGCAGGGTCGGGGCGAAAACATGATATGTTTCATCAGTGCCCAGATCGACCGCTCGGAACAGGCGCTCGTTCAGCTTGGGAGTTTCCATAGCCTTTGCGCCGTTACGCATAACGCCGTCAATGGGCCGCAAGGCCATCGGGTCAACGTCGATAGCCATTTCGCCGCCCTCAAACTCCCACAGCAGGCGGCTGTACTGTGTGTCAGCCTCCTTGATGGTGTCCATGCTCTTAGCGAACACAGCCACGCCCATAGGGGAAAGCGGGTCAACGGTGTTCGCCGATGCCACGCGGAACCAGCCAAAAAGCTGCCCATCCACGTTGTTGACGTAGACCACGGGCTTGAGGTCTTTCCACTGCGGTACTTCCGTCAGGGGGATTTCCTTGCCGAGAGCATCGCGGGAACTGGACTTAAAGGCCCGCTGAGTGATTTTGATTCTATCGCCCTCGACGGTGTGCCGCTCAAGGCGGGAATAGTAGGTCTTGCCCTCCGAGAACATATCACGGAAAACGACATCGGACAGGTCGCTGTCATCGCCGAAAGCAATGGGGTACAAATCCCAATCGGGGGTATAGTCGAAATAGATATGCCCATCACGGACATACGGCTTTATCGTCATACCGCCCGCCGCGCAGCCGATCTCGGTCTTGCTCCGCAGCTGTGTAGCCAGCTTCTCAAACTCCTTGCTCAGAAACTCCGAGCGCGGGTTGGTGATGTCCTCGCCGGTGCTGTCATCCTTGCCCGCCGTGATGCTCCACTTAAATTCAAGCGTGACTTGCCGGGAAATCTCGGACGCGATGAACGCCGGAATGTTGAGGGTTTTGACCTGCTTGCCCTTGTAATTGGGCTTGTCCAGATAGGCCCGGTGCCATGCTTCGAGGGCAATCTGCATCTCCTGCGACAGCGGGGTGTCGATGTTCTCCACCTGCTGAATATTCTGATACGGAATCACTCTGCCTAACACCTGCCTTATCATGGTATAGATACTTGAAAAAATAGACATGGGCTGTACCTCACAGGCCGCGCCGTTTCCAGATTGGATTGAGCGCGTACCGCACACTGTCAATGCTGTGATTATCCTTATCGGGGTATTGCCCGGTCAATTCGTCGTCTTTGGTGCGCCCGTATTCGTATTCGGCAAACTCTCGCGCCGTTTCCGGGCATCGGTTGGGGTCAACGACGATTTTTACCAGCGATTGCAGCCATTTCATGCTGTACCGCACAGAATCCGGCCCCTTTTCAGTGGGGCGGATGGATGCGCCGTAGGCTTTCAAGTCCGCAATGGATTTCGGCTCCGCACTATCTGCAATAATGAGGTCTTGCGATGTTACGTTCTTTTCTTTCTGCAAGCGCTGCCAGAAAACCTCATTCGGGGTTTTATTGCAGCGCAGTTCATCGAAAATATAGAGCGTCATCTGCGAGGGGCGGTAGCACATCTTGCTCCAATGGTTGGGGTCAGGGTACCAGCCCCAGTCGATGCCCTCATAGATGTAATCGAACGATGCAATCTCGGCATCAGTGATTTCGCGTAGCTCAAGGTTGCTGAACACCTCGCCGCCCGTGCCCGTGGGGATGCCCAGATACTCATGCTCATAGGCGCGGGGGTTGGTCTGCCGCAGCAGTTCCGCGTCATCAAAGAACATCTGACCGAGCCATTCGGGCGGCACGGTCAGATAGGTGCTGGAATGAACCAGCCGATCAGGACGCTGGACAAGCGCCTCCTGATTCATAAAGTTGTTCAGGGTGATGGGCGGGTTGAACGACATGAAATTCCAAAATTTAGAGCCGCCACGGTTGGTTGACTGCAACACGTTTCGGATTTCTTTCATCCCATCGAACGTGTCCGCTTCTTCAAACCATGTGATGGCGCAGTACCCTTTGGGGAATTTCAACGATTTCAGCTTCATCGGGTCATCAAGACCGCGAAAGAGAATCGTCTGCCCGGTGCTTTTCCGGGTAATGCTCATGGGGGAAACATGACAGATAAATTCGCTGTCAAGGCCCAGTTTGTCAAGGGCAAAGACCATCTGGCTGTAAACAGAATCGCGCAGGGTGTTGGCGGTCTTACGGAATATGACCGCGTTGCAAGCCTCGTTCCCCGGCTGAACCATAATCAGCGGGATAGCAAAGCCGATAAAGGACGATTTCAGCGAACCGCGCCCGCCCTTGAGGAGGTATTGCGAGTGCCGATGATCGAGAACATCATCCAGCAGTTCGTCATAGTTGGGCGCGATAACATCTTCGATGTAAACATCAGGCATCGGGCACCGCCTCCCCATCGGCAGGGGTCATGACGGGTGTAGCCGTGCCTGCCTGATCGGCGTCAGCTTGCTCCACTGCCGGGACATCGCCCTCAGCCACGGGGGCGGGCTTCTCGCCGCGTATCAGGTGGATGCGCACCGCATTAGGGTCATCGGCAGGCGTGGGCTTGCCGGGGCCGCCTGCGCCCTCCGGGAGCGGCTCAGGCGGGGAAAACTCGCCAACCCCAACCTGGCCGGGGGTGCCCGGTTCCTGCCCCAGAACGCGCAGGATGGCGAACAGGGATTCAATGTTGCCGTTGATGGCTGACTGGATAAGGGGAATGAGCATCTGTACCATGAGGGTCGTATTCTCGGAGAACACATCATCATAGCTTGTCAGCTCGGCGCTGGCCTTGTAGTGGGCCTTGCCGCCCTTTTTCTTGTGCTGAGGTTTTGTCAACAGGTTAAGCAGGGCATCCTTTACCAGCTTCTCCTCCCGGCGCTTTTTAGCTGCTGCCTTGCCGCCTTTAGAGCGGATGGCGAACGCCTCCTCCGGGGGAAGCTGATTCAGTGGCGGTTTCATCCCGGACGTATTGCGAGGCTTTTTCTGCTTTTTCTCGCCGGTGTCGGCGGGCTTCGCGTCTTGCGGCGCGGGGCTTGCACTGATCTCCGGCATAGCCTCGGTATTTTCGGGCATCTGCTGCCACCTCCTATCGGTAAAAATAAAAAAGCACCCGGCGCATTTCAGCGTCGAGTGCTAAAGGGGGATATTTAGTTACTTGCCCTTTTTGGCGGCGGGCTTTTTGACCGCTGCCTTTTTCGGGGCGGTGGTTTTCTTTTTGGCCTTGGCAGTGGGCTTTCTGCCGCTGATGTTGTCGTTCCAACTGGCCTGCAAAGCGGCCATAGCCTCTTTGGTGAATACGGGTTCCTTGTATGCCATTGCGTGCCTCCTCCTGTTTAGTTGTCGCTTGCGCGGTAAACCAGCGCCTTGCGGTCAATGATGTTGTGGTAGCCGTTGACATCGGACGTGATGACGTTATAGCCCATCGCCATAGCGTAGATGCTATAATTATCACTATCCGCGCGGCCCAGTGCCTGCGCAAACTTGGGATGGCTGCGCTGGAAGGCCGGGATGCGGCTCCGCAACGTATTCAGCGAAATGGGATGCGCGGTCTGGGGATTCAGCACCGCGATAGCCGTAGCAGAGGTTGTGCCATTGCCGTAGCCGGTGCTGCGCCCGCCCGTCTTATCGAAATAAGTACCCGCGCCATAGACCTGCCCGCCGTGCTTGCCGCCGATGTAGTTCAGGGAACTGTATTTCAGCATATCCGTCACGTCTTTGGCCGTATAGGTGAATGTAACCGACCCAGCCTTAAAGGTGATCGGGTTGACAGAACGCGCCAGAATATCGCGGCGGGGAATGTGGTTGTCCTTGAGGTACTGGTCGAACGACGCATCATCAAGAACCGTAGGCTTTTCGTTGACACCGGCCACAAAAGCAAACTTCTGCGTGATGTCAGGCGCGTCATTCAGGTGGTTCGGAATCTGCGCGGCCTTAGCCTGTCTCAGCAGCCCGGTAAGCTGGTCGTCGCTCATTTTCGTCAGCGTGGACAGCGCATCGGGCTGAACCGGCGTATTTGTCGGCGTGGGGGCCTGTGCGATGGGCGGCTGCTGAGGTTGCGGCGGCTGTTGCTGCTGTACCGCTGCCGGGGTGATGATGTTACCGGCATTGATCTTGATGCCCTGCGGCACCGCAAACGGCGGAGCGTTCTGGGGATGCTGCTGTGTAGCCGCAATGCCCGCTGCGCCGCCTCCACCCATGCCGCCGCCCATCGAGGACGAACTGCCTCTACCTCCCATGATGGGCCTCCTTACTTCTTGCCCTTTTTGGGGGCGGTTTTCTTTTTGCCACCGGCCAGCTCGGCATTGAGCTTGGCGATGCGCTTCTTGTCGGCGGCGCTCACAGGGCCGTTGACAATGCCGTAGCCGTTGGAAGTCCAGCGGTCAACACCGGTATCGCCGGGGGTCAACTTTTTCTTCGATGCAGTGCTTTTCTTGGTTGCCATGATGCGTACCTCCTTAACCGACCTCGACGACTACGACGATCTGACGGTTGTTGTTATAGATTCCGGGCGACATGCCCTTAGAGCGGGTGCGGCGGCTCTTGTCATCTCTGACATCGACAATCCGCATATTTTTCTGCGGACTTGTGGGGGCAAGGACGACCTCGCCCAGACGGCCACCGGGGCCGTTACCGGGCATCATTGCCTGTACGTTGGCCTTGACCTTGTACTCGAAACGCACCTCGCGGGTCGTGAACGTGTCCGCGTTGGATGCGTTTTTGAAGTCATTGTACGAGGTGGACAGGAAACGATTCTCGCCGTAGGTGTGGCCCACGAGCGCGGTTTTCAACTGCGCAGCAGTCATGCCGCTTGCTGTGCCATGAACGCCACGGGCCGCAAGCATACTGTCCAGCACGTCCGAATGGTCGTACCGGGTCAGGTTGACGTTATAGCCGATATTGTGCATAGCGCCCATGAGGTTGTCATGCACAAACTGCTGATTCGCGGTAAGTTTCTGACCCATCGCCATCGCATGGTTCATGTTCTGCGACATGGAGTACATCGTGCCCGCCTCTTTGGCATCGGACAGATAATTCATAACGGCAAGGCGCTGATCGATGCTCAAATTCTGCTTGGCATAATACTGCTGACCGTTATACAGGTTGTGATACGGCGAGTTGTCCGTGGCGCTGAACACCTGATTGTTGAGGTTCTGCGCCTGCTGCGCCGTAGGTACGACATTAGGCTGCTGCTGATTGTCCGGCTGTTGCGCCGCTACTTGCGGGGCTACCGGCGCGGCGGGCTGATTCTGCTGTTGCGGGGCGAGGTTGAAACTGCCCAGTCCACCGCCGCCAATACCACGGCCAGCCGGGGCATTTCCTGCCGTGCCCATGCTGCTTGTACTGCCTCTACCGCCCATTGTAACACCTCAATCCAATTCTGTCGATTCTTTTTTGGCGCGGATTCGCGCCTTGAGTTTTTCCTGAAATGCTGTAACGTGAAAAATGTTTCCCTCACACCCGGCGGGCACCTTGCCATAGAAGATGATCTGCGCGGGCTGTAAGCGCCGCAGCATCTCATTGTACCCGGCCATGAACAGGTCTGCCGATTCGGGGCTTGCCTGTGTGCCGACGCTCGACACGGCCACCGCGCCGCCTACCGGCTCACCGTCAAAGCACCATGCAAAGCTATCCGGCGTACTCCATGAGATGGTTGGGATGACCTTGATGCCGTGGGCCTGCCAATAGGCGCCCAGCCAGTGCTTACGGTAGTGGTTGTAAACTTGAATGATACGGGGAAAGTCTGTATATGTGCTGAAATCGGGGGTACACACGGTATCGAACCGCGCCATCATACCGAGGTAGTTGTCGGGATGCGCCCAGATGCGATTGAACTGGTAATCGTCAACGAAAAAGTGAACGCCATGCTCTGACGGCTCCTCACACCCTTTGGCGTAGTTGAAACTTATCCAGTTTTCAGCCGTAGTCAATTCGGGCCGCAGGATGGGGATGTCATACTGCCCAGCGCCGGGGAAAATGCCCTTATTGAGATTTTCGTAATTGCGCTCTGTGCGGTACACCGTAGACCTCCGGGAAAGCAATAAAAATGCGCCGCAGTTGTGACACTGTGGCGCGTAATATAGGGGCAGGTCAACGGCGGCAATACCGTCGTCGGCCCTCGCGGCGAACCGCGATAATAACCAAAATCAGGCGCACTCCGTAGAAATACGCCGCGATTCCAAAATTAGGCGCGTCATACGGGAGAAAGGAGAAAAAGCCCGTTTTGCCGTGGACGCGCCGCGAGGTGAAATGCCCTCAAGCCTCGCATGGTTGCACAGGCTGGAATCGAACCAGATACTTGCAGGGTATGAACCTGCCGAGCTACCAGTGCTCTACTGTGCAATATAAATAGGCCACTGATCGAAACCGCCAGCGGTGGAACCGCGTGAATGAGGTTACAAGCCGCAATTTACCATCACTGGGGAGGTGCAGATCACTTGTGCCGCCGCAATGGCCGGACAGCGGCAATGGCCTAATGGTGCCGCGTAAGGGTCTTGCACCCTACCGCGCTTTTGGGAGCGTAGCGCCCTGTGGCTATCACGGCAAATTTAGTGCAGGGGTCAAGGGCCTGTACAGCGCCGGGCGTGAGAGGCTCACCCAGCGTATAGGGCTTTTGCCACCTCGGCGCAAACACGAACGCCGCCGCGCTTATTCACGCAGCGGCGTTTGGAGGTGACAGCGGGGAAAGCACGAGCGAGGGAGCGCCCAGAACTCCCTCGCCCTAAACCCGCAATGTAATATTATAATAACAGCGATTAGAATACAACCGACACGGCGGACACAAACGGACAGTTTCTCAAAAAATCCGCTTTTGTCCGCTGTTTTCGTGATTTTAGGCCGCGCCCGCGTCGATATAGCGCTTACAAGCCTTGCGCACACCATCGCCCGTGTACCCCATACTCGCGCCCACCTGCGCCCACGGCAGGCCGTCCACAAAGCGCAGATACATGATTTCGCGCATACGACTATCGGGCACAGCGTCAATATAGCCAATGAGCCGCGCCCGCTCAGTGGAGCATCGAATCAGTTTTGCCTCGATACTGGCCTTTAATTCGACAATCTCAAGGGCCGCGCTCTCCACGCTCGACCCCGCACCACCGCCACCGGGCATCCCGGACATATTCGGCCCACCGGGGGATGTGGCGCGGGCCTCAAGCTCTGCAAGGCGCTGTTTATCGCGGTCAATCTCCACATTCAGCCAATGGAGTTGAGATAATTCTTTCATCGTCATAGTCAGACGGCCTCCTTTGCCGTGATGATTTTTGCTTTTAGTGATTCCAACAGATGGTTTTGTTCGGTGACACGGCCCATGACCGTTGCGATGGCATCCTCATCCTGCCCGCCCTGCACAACCAGCGAATGGATGACGACGGGATGCGTCTGCCCTTGTCGGTGTAGCCGCTTGTTCGCCTGCAGATAAACCTCCGCCGAGTATGTCAGCCCAAACCAGATGATGTGATGCCCGCCGTGTTGCAGGTTCAGACCGTAGCAGCAGGACACGGGATGAGCCAGCAGAATGTCCACCTCTCCCGCGTTCCATGACCGTTCATCGTCGGGGCCGTTGTATACGCGCACCCGCAGACCCAGCGGCTCAAGGGCGGCGAGGATGCGGGCGAGGTCGTGCTGAAACCAGTAGAATAGCAGGGCGTGTTGACCGTGCAGGCCCTCGATCAGCTCCACCAGCGCCGCCAGCTTGCAGTCATGAACAGGGATGACCTTGCCCTCCTCATCGTACACAGCGCCGTTGCAGAGCTGTAACAGCTTGCCCGCCAGCACTCCCGCCGTGCCCGCCGTGATGGTCGATTCGTCCACTTCCAGCAGGGCATCCCGCTCCAATCGCTTATACGCGGCGGCGGCAGGGCCGTCCAGCTTGACGGGTATCTCATCATAGATGCGGTCAGGGAGGGTCAGATAGTCGTCACTGGACAGGCTGATGCAAATATCACTGATAGCGGCATAGATGGCCTCTGCTGCGCCCCGGCGGGCCTTGTAAGTAAATATCTGCGACCTGCTGCGCTTATCCGGCTCAAAGTACATATCACGGTAAACGGAGATCGTGCGACCCAGACGCTGCCCACCGTCCAGCAAGTAGACCTGCGCCCACAAATCCATCAAGCCGTGCGGCGAGGGGGTGCCGGTCAATTCCACAATGCGCTTGATTTTGGGCCGCATTGACCGTAGGGCCTTAAATCGCTTGGCCTGATGATTTTTGAACGATGACGATTCATCCAGCACGACCATATCAAACGGCCACGCCTTGCCATACTCTTTGACGAGCCACTGCACATTGTCCCGATTCGTCACATAGATGTCGGCATCCGCTGCCATCGCCGCTCGGCGTTGTGTAGCTGTTCCCAGCACCTCGGAGCAGCGCAGATGCCGCAAATGCTGCCACCCTGAAATTTCGGTGCGCCATGTTGCCTCGGCAACTTTCTTCGGCGCAATGACGAGGCATCGCCGAATTTGCCACGCATAATACTTGAGGTAGTTAAACGCGGTCAGCGTCATCACCGTTTTACCCATGCCCATGTCCACGAAAAGCCCAGCGGCGGGGTGATCGACGATGTGCTGGATGCAAAACTGCTGATAGGGGTAGGGGTGAAACTCTTTACAATCCATCTTGCCGCATGACCTCCTCGCAATGGCTGAGAATCGTCTGCACCTGTTCCGGGGTCGATACCGTGCTGAACACGGTAAAGCCTAGCCGCCGCATCTGATTCTGTACATATGTCTGCCGCATCCGCTCCCGCTTGCCTACTTGTTTAAGTTCCACGAACACGACACGGCCACCCGGCAAAAGAATCATCCTGTCGGGCACCCCGGATGTGCCGGGGCTTTCAAATTTCAGACACTTTGCACCGCGGCCCAATTTCTTCACACCGTCACGCAGCTTGCGCTCGATGACCTTTTCCAATTCCGGCATCCTAATAACCTCCCATCTTTTTCGCGGCATCGCCGCCGCGCTTGTCCACCTGACTGACACACGCGCACGCGCGTATAGACCCGTAAATACGGGGGTATATGCGCTCTCACGCGCGTTATTTTACTTATTTTTATTTTTATTTATTTTAAGTGTCAGAAGTGTCAGTTATAGATATATTGCAACGATATATCGTTAAAATTTAGGCTGACACTTTAACTGACACTTGTATTTTGCGTGTCAGTTGTGTCAGCGCGCTTGTTCACAATTTTTTCATATTTAACTGACACTTCTGACGGTTCTGACACTTGGCATATAAGGAAGTGTCAGCTTTTTGGCCCAAAGTGTCAGTTGATTTTTATACATATTACACCTGTCTGTTGAATCTCCGATAACCGCGCTGCTGCTTGTACGGCCCAAACTTCATGCCCCGGTTAGCCTCCCATCCGGGGGTGCTTGCCAGCACGGCGTTGATTTCGCGGGTGTCTGCCTGCTTGATGTCACGGGGGGCACCGTTGAAAAGTTCGCACCAAACCTCGGCGGCGCAGATGCGGTCACGGGGCATCGTCGGGATGTCCTGCCCCTTGCAAGCCCCGGCCCAATAATCGCGGCGCTTGTCCAGCGGCCACTCAAGCCAGTTGGTGGGGACATCACGCTCCACAAAATCACGGATAAGACCCTCGCGGACGGATGCCTCGCGGTGATCTTCCTGCCGTGCGCGGGCCGCGTCTGCCAGATCACCGGTCAGGAACAGCGGCTCTCCCATCATCCAGCGCATCTTTGCCTCAGCCCAAATCTGATTGATTTCGTCATCGGTCAAGTCCCATGCGCGGTGAATCAGTTCGCCTTGTCCCACATCCACGGGCCAGAAACGGCGGTTGCCCGTAGTGTCTTGCAGAAAATCGCTGACATTGCAGGTGCCGAAAAATACACAGCAGCGGGGCAGTTCCTTGACATTGCGGCCATAGGCGGCGCGGTAGCGGTCATAGCGCAGGCTCAAAAACTGCTTGATGCGAGAAACATCGGTCTTGCGGAAAGCGTCAAGCTCTGCCACTTCGACCAGCCAAACGCCCTGCAAAAGCTCGGATGCCTCTTTGCCCTCAAATGTGCGGATGCTGTCGTTGTACCAGCCCTTGCTCATTCTGTCCAGCAGTGTGGACTTGCCAAGGCCCTGCGGCCCGCACAGAATCAGCATATTATCGAACTTGCATCCCGGCTCCATCGCACGGGCCACAGCACCGACAAACGCCTTGCGGGTAACGGCGCGGGTATAGGGGGAATCGTCAGCACCGAGGTAGTCGATGAACAGTGTATCCAGTCGGGGCACTCCATCCCACGCCAGACCCTTGATGAAATTCTGCACCTCGTTAAATGCGTGTGTAGCCGCATGGATGTCCAGCCCCGCGTCGATGGCGTTGCGCTTTGTAATCTTGTATCCCTTTTCCATGTACCAGTACATTGCGCTGATGTCCGAATCAGCCCATGCCCGCCGCTTGAATTTGTCGGGGTCTTTGTCCCACGGCAGGGGGTACAGCACCTCACCGCGCCCGCTGAACTCATTCAGCATGAACCGCCCGCACAGGCGGGGGTCATTGTTGAGAATCAGCAGAACATTGTCGATGGTCTGCTTGATTTTACCGTTTTCATCGCGCTGGATATAACCCAGCCATGCGCTGGGGTCGGCCTGCTGACCATCATCACCGATGACCTCGCCCTGCACAGGCTCGGCGCCGTCACTGCCGCCGGGGGGCTGCTGAGGCCCGCTGCCGGGGACGGGAGCGATAGCGCCAAAATCAGCCTGCAACTGGGCAAACTGCTCCTTGTTGTAGATGGCCTGCACCGCGCTATCCTGCATCGCCATTTCGCACATCGCCTTATAAGACGGGAGCTTGCTGACCGGGGTGTTGCCGGGGGCGCTGTCGTCCTTATCGCCGTACAGGTGCAGGCGAACAAGATCAAAGGCGTTCACAAGCTGCATAGAGCAGGGGTCGGTAGCGTGATGGCTGTACAGGAATTTGCCGTTATCATAGATGATAGCGCCGCCCGCCGTGCTGCCGCCCGTATAGGTGTACCGCTCCTCGCTGCCCATAATGCACGGGGTATAGATGCCGGGCAGAAACTTGTCCATCGCCGTGCGGATGTCATAGGCGCGGCAGAACGCGCCCACGATGCCGGGCTTTGTCAGCGGGTCGCCCTGCTTGAGTGCCATCTTTTGGTAGTTCGGGGCGGCGCCGGGAACCTGCGGCCACTCGACCATGTTGCGCCAGTCCGTGTAGGTTCCCAGCAGGAACGCCACAGATGCCAGCGGCGCATCCTTGTAACGAAACACGTAGTCTGAATCCACGCAGGCACTCGGCCAGTACATGAGGCGGCTTGCCTGAAATGTGGTAGGGTCGGCTTTATCAATGCCGATCAGCCACGCCAGCCGCCGCGCCAGAGGCTCGTACTCATCGGGGGTAGCAGTGCGGTCAAGAGGGATTACAACGCGCAGGCGGGGCTTATTGGGGCAGTGTTTGCGTGTGGAGTAGATCGCATAGCTGCATCCGATGGCATCCACGCGGCTCACGATTTCATCGGTGCCCCAGCCGGGGATATTATCGAAGTCAAGCGTCACAAGGTCACGCCCGGTCACTGCATTAGCCTTGCGCCGTCCGCCGTTGAGAGAGCCGCCCACGAACCCGCCGACATCCTTTAATGCGTCCTGCTGAGGTTTCGGCAGGTGCATATATGCGTCGAGCGTTTCCGTTGAACGGACGGGATTCCGCAGGCGGTCATACAGCTCTGCCACGGTCATCAGCTGAGGTTTCCAGTTGAGATCGTTTCGGGATGCGCCGGTGGTGATGGTAATTTGTCTATCGAATTGCATGACCGTTTTCCTCGCTTTATCGTTATAATGGGGTTTCGCTGTTAGGCTGTTCACGGCTGAACAGTTCAGATGCAACGGATGTCAGGTATCCGGCAATTTCGGAAAGCTCAATGCCCTTGGTTTCCCACCGCATGAGCGTGTACACGGACTGCCCCGGCTTTTCGGGGTCGATGCCACGGGCGATGCACACCAGATTTTTAGGATTCTGCTTTGCAATGGCCGTCAGCCATGCCGCGATGCCCTTTGTGTAATCGTTGCCGTTCGGGTCGAGGATGACTACGGGATAAACCTCGGCATCCTCTTTTTCATTCGGTGTAGCCATATCTCAGATTTCCTCCTCACTTGTAGATGTCGCCGCTCTGCTTGTGACGCAGGGTGATTCGGCCTACGACCTCAAACCCCGCCAGCCCGCAAATGTACTTGACCGTGTGGATAAGCGCGGCGATAGCATCGAATCGTGCCCGGTATTCACTGGTTGCTGCTGCCTCAATGCCCTGATAGGCGGTAGGGTCAGCATAGCCTTTATCGTTGTAGTAAGGATTGTTGCGGGAGTTGAACGCCCGTTCATCGACAGAAAAATCAATCACTATGGTCGCCCTCCTCTGCGCCCACAGCGGCGCTCTGTGTGGCGGTTTCGGCTTCGTCCGATACCTTTGTTGTCGTGACTGTTTCGCCCTCAGACGCCCCGTCTGAGGGGTTGTCAGCGGGCGCCCAGCCTGTGGCCTGAATCAGAGCATCATACCGCATCATCTCATTTACGACCTCGGCCACAGTAGGGGACGGGGCAGCCTTTTCCGGCTCAAAACCAAAATGCTCGTTGAGAGCCTGTTTGCGCCAGTATTGGGCCATGCGGACAGCGTGATTTCGTTCATCGGCATGGCGATATGCGGTGGTTTTCCAGATGCGGGTTTCCTGCTTGGCGAACTCAAGGCGCGTTTTCAGGGATGCGATTTCAGATTCCGCACTCTTTTTGGTGATGTAGTGCTGAATCGTAGCGCAGACAGTACCCAGCACTAGCAGACCGCCCCAAACAATATCAGTGTTCACAGCTCATCCTCCCAATCCTCGGAAATGCCCTCGTCAAATTCATCGTCTGGCGGGTTAATAAACATGCTATGATGGTCGTCAATCGGGATGGACACGCCATCGGGGCAAGCCTCGATCTCGCCCGTGGATTGCTCAGAATAGATAACCTCGCCGTCATCGGGGGACATTTTCTTTGCCTCCTCGGCAGATTCGGCATAGGCCATAAAAAAGCCGCTGAATGGTACTTTATACAGACATTTCATTTTTCGTCAGCCTCCTCAAGTTGTTTCAGTGTAGTTGTTGCCAGTACGTCCTGCAGCCGGGGATGTCTGCCGCAGGATTTGCCCTCAGTGCAGAATTGGTATTTGGAATTGGTTTCACACTGCGGAACCATCATGCCCGCGATTTCAGGGGACAGGGGGGCAATTTCTTTCTTCATCAAATCAAACATATTGCGGATTTCTTGCTGTGCGCGGGAACAAAGCCGTAGGTGACTGGCCTCAATCAGCGCCCGCGCATTTGCAGAAATGTACAGCTCAGTGGGTGCGCCATTGGGCAGAACCATCCGCGCGTCCTCCTTTGCCACGCCGTTCTCAATCAAGCGGTCATAGGCATCCCATGCGTAATCGTAAGCATCGGCAATGATGCCGTCCTGATCTTCATCGGTGGATGCGGGGAACACCGGCTCGGAGCGGCTTTCGTTGCAATACCGCTGACTGCGCACGGAAAAGCTGAAATGCCGATGCCGGGTCAACTGAGCAAGGCAGGCGCGGCTGATACCCTTAACATGGAACGTGAAATAGGCGTGCTCATATACACTTAGATGCCCAGTCTTAGCGCACCCCTTGGCGATTTTGAATTTAACAAAATCAGGCTCACTGTCATAGCACACACTCGCGGCCTGCTCAATGATGTGCATGGGGTTATATACGGTGTTGAAGTAGCAGGCCGTGCCGCACTGATACGGCATCGGGGAGGAATAGGCAATCAGTTCAACATTCATGGCTCGTGGCCTCCTTTTTGATGCAGGCGTTGCCGCCCATGCGGCGGTATGCTGATGCTTTTGCGTTATCAGGTAAGATATTCAGCAAATCACTGTCACCGCCCAGCGAAAGAAACTTATCTCGATACCAGTCGGCTTTTGACAATTCCTGCGTTGTGCCGTCTTTCAGCCCGCAGCGGTATAAGTATTTGTAGCGGCTCAACAGGCAAAAATGCTGCACATATTTCGTCCCGAACTTCTCCTCCATCTCGATGATGCACTCTTTCTGGCCGGGGCGATTGTAGTGGTCGGGGTGATTCACCATCTCCGGCTCGTCATCCTCCCGATCTCTCCCGAATAACGGCTGTGTAGCTGTTCCGAGCGCTGCCACGATGGCGCCCAGCAGGAAGATGGCGGTGATAAATGCCAGAACCAGAGCAATGATAAAAAGACCTATGAGAACCTTTGCGATAGATGTCAGAATAACCATTTTTAACTCCTCCTATGATACAAACAGATCAGGCGGCATAGCCTTATCGTCAATGTAGTAATCAGCGCCGATTTTACGCGGGTTGGTGCCGTATACCCGTTTCAATTCCTCGGTGTTGTCGTTCACTGCGTCAAATTCCAGCCCGTAGCAGCGGCAAAACTCCACGGCGCGGGTCAGCATCTCGCCCTCCCGGCACGTCCACAGGATAATCTTTGCACCGAGGCGGCGGCGAGATATGAGTTTGTCGATCAGGGGCAAATTGGGTGCGCCGATTTCAGGGTAGGCGTTTTCGCAGAGGGTGCCGTCAAAGTCAACGGCGTATGTGGTCGGATGGCTCATTTCAGTTTTTGCTCCTCCATGTATGCCGCCCATTGGCGGTCTTTTTCGGCTTTCATCGCCTTATCCATCGCGGTCATCATACGGCGCACGACTTCAGCGGCGATTTGCAGCTTTT